CCATTGTGGAATTTTTTCATAATTCTATCTTCAATACTTCTTTGATATGCTCTAAGGATGTTTTCCATTAGTTCGCATTTTGTGAAATCCTCAGAGTCGCTATTATAAACTTTTCTGAGTCTTTCTATTACATTTCTAATATTCATAATTGTTTTTTCCTTTCTGAATATTCTGTTTGTATTATATATAAAAATACATATATTTATATAACTAATTAATAAATATTCGTGAGGTATTTAGAATGAAAATAAACGAAATAGTAGAAATGAAAGAAAATTCTGTAATTGAACTTTCTCAAGAAATCAGAATTTTAAAATCACTAGACCGACTCAATGCGGAATTAAGACTATTAAAAGAATTAGTTTTAAAGTTTGAGTCATCAACAGGGAAAGACGTTAATGATGTAAATGGCTTTGTTGATAACTACCCATTGAAAGAGTCTTTAATAGAAATTTTTGATTAGTAATAATTTATGACTCAAAAATTTCAGGGGGCGTCAGGGCAAAGTAATAAAATATTACCCCAATGCTCAGGCGTCCCCAGGTCTCCAGATCCTAAAAGTAATAAAATATTACCAATCGCACGCACAAGCACAGGCAGCTTTCCGTGGGCCGTGAAAAATTCACAAGCACAATCGCACGCACAAGCACAAGCAGAGGACACAGGCGCAAGCACAGGCACTCCCGTAATAATTTATGACGAATCACGCACCAGCAACCCCGGCACCAGGTCAGCTCATAAAGTAATAATTTATGACGAATCACGGTTCACGCCGGCAACTTCCCCTGCTAGCTCAAAAGTAATAATTTATGACGAATCACGATCCGGAGCTGCGGGCCCTGGGGAACTACAAGGTAATAATTTATGACCATTTTTTATTTGCAGATCCAGGGTATTTTTGATATATAATTTTATATAAGTGTAAACCCAAGCCTCGTTTGAGGGTGGCGTGTGAAATTTAGGCTTAATGATCATGCACACTTATAAAAGAAAGGATAAGAATATGAGAATAACAGGTATAGAACTACAGGTTATCGCAACATATGAAGATCACGATCAAGACATTTTTACTATGGGAGAGTTAGACACTGACACTTTAAAGAGTGAAGAAAGTTTATTACAAACCATAAAAATGTTTTGTAAGAAAGAACCCGTTAAACTTTCGTTGTGTTGGATTTCTGACAACTTCAAAGCGTATGCGAAAAATAAAGCTATCAAAGCGACATTAGAAAAAAACGGAAAATACTTTTTTGGTGCGTGGGCTTAGCCCACGACCAGAGGAAAGGCAACAATGACTATAACAAAGAAACACTTAAAAGAACTAGCCGACATCGTCTACGATGCACAGCAAAAAGCAGAAACATGCACAGGACCTGGCGACCAAGATCTTGAGGCAGTCGCAAGCCAAATTAAAAGTTTTGCTCAGCGACACGCACCGAACTTCGATGAATCCAGGTGGAACGATTACATGCACAAGAAGATGAAGGCAGATGAATAACGATCATAGGCTCACGACCACCGGTCAAGAGATCGCCCGACTCAGAAAAAAAATGCTCCGTAGCGATTCAGCTGCGGAGCAAGCTGCCATCTGGAAAGTAATAAAATATTACCAAGAGCTGGAGTCCCAGGGCAAATATTATCTCCCAAAATTCTAAGGGACATGCACAAGCACACGCCCGATAGCGGGCTCAAGCACATGCGTCCATGGTTGGTCGACCGTGAACAAAGGTTCAACGTCCTTGTAGTTGATGACAAGCTCACGGGCCACGGCTCCTGGCCAAAAGAAAATCTTCCTCTCTTCTACCCCCTTGGCCATAATAAAATTATCCTGGCATAGAGAATAACGCTTAATATTCCACGCAATTTGAAAAGGTGACAAATCAAGTTTGTTAAATTTTGTTAATTTCAATTCACACCAAAAAGAAATATTCTTCTTTAAGGATTTATCTATATAAACTCCTAGTAAATCAGGTATTCCAGGTGTTCCGTAAGTTTCAATTCTTGTCCAATAAATATTCGGAGTTATGGATTTAACATTCTTCCAAAAAGTGGATTCCCTTCCTCGCTTTAGCCCAGGATGGTGTTTTTTTATTTTTCTGTCGTTCAACGACTGTTTCTTTTTTTTCAACAATGCGTACTTCATCTCCTTCGACAAGGCAGAGTCTGACACCAAGTTCTTTTTGGTACGGGTTGAGTTTTGTACCCCCTCCCCCTGCCGATTTACCATTTACTTTCCTCGTTCCTTGAGAGGTTTTAACATCAAGAAAATGAGCCCTGCCGTTTTGTGGGTTAACAACAATGATATCGATAGGGCCTTGTTCGCAACAGTTTTTAAAAACGTAATAACCTTCTTCAAGAAATTTGTTGATCGCTTTGTTCTCGCTGATCGTTGCCTTGTATTGTCTCGGATTCATTTTCCTCCAAATCCGTAGGGGTCTGGTCAATGATAGAAGTTTTTCTTAGATCTTGCAACATCTTATCCACTTCTTCGAGAGTTAAGTTATCAATTCCTTTACCTGTTTGTTTCTCTTTTTTCTCATAATATCCTGCAGCTTTACCTCTACTAATCTCAGCAGCTAAAGCTGTTTTGAGATCGGGTTTCATATCAAATTCATTGATGTCTTTTGAGGTGGGATTCTCAGCACGAAGACCAAGTTCGTGTAGTCTTCTCATATGTGTAGCGGGGGATATTTTATATTTATTCCAAAGGTCTTCCTGTAAGGCTCGAATATAAGCATGAACTTTAGGGAACTCTTTTGGACTCTGTAAACGAGAAGCAATCTGTCTTGCTGTATGCTCTGAGTATCCAGCCATAACCGCACATTCGGTTGCAGTCTTTCTATTTTCTTGAGCAACTAAGTTTTCAGCGAAAGCTATTTGCTTTGCTGTCAGTTCATCTCTCATCTCGGTTAACTCTTTAGTCAACACGATATCGTCCCCTGGTTTTCTAAACTTCATAATTCTCTTATAAGAAGAAATCTAACAAAATCAACAAAAATATAAATTCAGTTCAGATTTGCGAGCCCCCTCAGAAGAGTATGTTATTCTTCTGAAGAATGAGTAGAAGAATGATATTCTTTGCTATTATTATTGATATACTTGAATAATAGCTTGCTGAAGAATGAAAGAGTCATATTTGTAGATTTTTAAAATTTTTTTTTATTTTTTGTAGAAATTCCTCTTTATAGAGGTATTCTATTCTTCCGTGGTCCTTGGGCCGTGGGCAGTTGTTCTTTCATGCCCTAATACTTTTCCTCCTTTCGATAACATTAGCCCTTGACCACGGGCAATTAATATCTATATTATCCTATATAGAAATGGACATAACAATTAAGGTCAAAGAACGTAATGGCAAGATGTATAGTCAAACATTTGTCGGGGATAAAGAACAAATACTCCCATTAATGCAAGCATACATCCAAGACAATAAACACCATTACGTCGATATCTTCTTCTCAACCGAGGAAGAATCGAAAGCGTTTACGTATGACGAATTGTTTAATCCCAAATAAGAAAGGAACAAAATGGAGAAAGTTCTAGAATTTAAGAAACCGAAAGAACGAAAAGTCATTAAAGATAATTCGTTCGTGGCGAGATTACCGTATCCTTTAACGATTCATGTTTTAGTGGATATCGTGGAAAGAATGGGTGTGGAACATGAAGGCACCGTTCTTCCAGGGCTAAAGTATATCTCTCGAGAAGTAATGAAGAAAGAAATGGAGGAGTAGTGGAAACAATCATTCTTTTATTGCATTTTTGTTTACCGAATGACGGAGAAACACAATGTCTTTTGGTGGAAGAACAAATGAAAAGTCAACAGATGTGCGAACAGAAAGTTGAACAACTCAATCAAGACTTTATGGATTTAGATGTATTCAATGCGTCATGTGAAAGGAGCAGCTATGAATCTTAAAACAGAAGAACTTGATGGTGGGGTTCAAAACGCAGATATAAAATATACCTACGACCACATAGCCATTAAATTAATTAGTCAACACGCTTGGGTAAGAGTTCCTCATTGGATTCCAGGAGTCGAGACACATCCACAGGAGGGAATAGTATGGGAACAAAAAAGAATATAAAACCTGTCTATGAATACACGGATAAACGAGCCTCCGTTCGTTATCACTACGAAGAAGACAAAAGAAGAAGAGCAAGAAGGTTAGCCGATAAATTATTAGGTAAAAATTATTTTACGAATATGCAAGCCGTGATGCTCGAAGCAGCAATCGAAATGTCGAAAGGAAAAGATAATGTATAAATATTTAGATATACCTGGGTGGTTTAATATGCACGACGCCTATATGAACTTGGTAAAATACTGTGAAGACGGTGATGATATCGTGGAAATAGGGTGTTTTGCAGGGAGATCAACGAGATTCCTCATGGACTCTTTAGACTATGCGGGAAAACACAAGGTTAAGGTCCATGTGATTGATACTTTTGAGGGTTCGGGTATGGAACACTCTACGGTGAACTTAAACTCCATGTACGACGATTTTATGAGGAATTTAGGGGATTATATTGATCAAGAAAGGGTAATAGTCAATGTCAACAGATCAGATAACCAAAATATTCTTAATTCTTTTGACGATAACAGTGTTTTTGGGGTTATCGTAGACGGGGCTCATACCCTAG